GCTTCGCATTTATTGCGGCTTATAAACCCTCTTTCCGGAGTACCTATGAATTTTTTGCTGTGTGTCATACTCATGTATATTACCCATTAAAAGCTACGCGCAGACGTGTACCTAGTCCTGCATGTGGCTCAGGTGGGCTATTCTTCAAGTTCTCGTATGATCTATGTATTCCTTCAATTGATATCCTTTCATCTCTTTCTCTCTCTGTTTCAAAGAATTTAGGAAATCCTTTAATTTCGTCCATCACGCGCTGTATTGATAACTCTCTGCGATTGATATACTCACTTGTTACGCCTAACGGTATGATGTTGCACATCTGATTTATACGGGTCCATGTGTGTGCTCCATATCTGTCAGATATCTCTGTGGGTGATAGATTGGTGTCTATGTGTGTCTTTACGTTACTGTTACGCCATTTATCATAACGGGTAAATATCACCTTTGCCATTGGCTCTTCTGCCTGTGAGTATGCGGGAGCTTCAAAGCCTAAATCATTGTAGAAAATATTTCTAGCCTTCTTAGCTTCTTCATTACCTTGCTTTTTGTAGTATTCACGCACATCTATACAGGTTATGGTGTTGAAACTGAATTCAGGTATATTCTTTATTAACTTCTGAAATAGCTCCATAATAAATGTTTTACCTGAGCCCGGATTACCGATAAGCAGCAGTGATTTCCGCAGGTTCATACGGTTACCTCCTATGGTAATGGTATTGAAGCCTTCATGGTCTGTGAAGTAATATACCAGGGCTGTTATGATTTCTTTATTTTCTTCATCCACAGTGTAATTACCACTTTCAAGACAGAGGTTTGCGGCATCAATAAACGTTTGATGTGGATTACCAATTAATTTAGCTGCTGTTTTCATCTTTTTTCTAATGGATTAGATAAGTCAATGTTTTTAACTGTTGATCCGCCAGTGTTGGATTTTACAAACTTTTTCGGGCTGTCAGCATTAAAATTTTTAAGAATTGAATTAACCATAAACCTCTTAGTTTCATCAGTTCCAAGCCATCCTGCAGTCCCCAATAGCTTTTGCTTTGAAATAAATTTTAATGCTAGGGTGTCATAAATTTCAACTGTCAGCCTATGGTCCGGTTGGCTATTGTTTTTACAAAATATATTTTTGTTCTCTGATGGCTCTAAAACTGATTTCTCAAAAATTTCCCAAACGCCATCTAATGGTTTTTCCCCCGCACCCCCATTTCCTTTACTATTAATTCCATTATCAATTCCATTTCTATTAACAGGTATTACCGCGGTAATACCGTTTTCTTTATTTTTCCATCTTTCTTTTACTCTAATTGATTGTAATTCAGAATGTTTTTTACTTTTAGCTATTTCTATGTCAAGGCGCTCACTCCAGTAGTATGTTCCGTCTGTCTGAAACTTTGGTATAAGAAAATTAAACAGTTTGGTATATACCACGGTATTACCGTGGGTGAATGATGCGAGGTGATTTTTCGCCTGTTCAGCGGTAAATTTTCCGTTTTTTGATTGAAGAATTATGAGCATCAAATAAGCTCCATGTTGCTCCAGCGTGAAACCTAATGTTCCGCCTAAATAATTATCCGGGTAAAAGTTAAAACGTGGGTCCTTTGCCATAACTTATGCCGTCATTTTTTCAATATTCATAAATGTCATTCTTATTGCACCTATAATAGCCCGCGCCTGATTTACCTCAACACTATTACCGATATACTTTTTTATCTGGCCCTGTGTCACTTTCTTTTTCTCCAGCAGGTTACGGAAATACCACACCGGAAAGCCTTGTATCTTCAATAGCTCGGGTATGCGCAGCATCCGCATGAAAATATCAGCAATGCCATACTGAGCCATAAATTCTTTAATCTTTATCATGGCAGGGCTGTCGGTTTCATACACAGCAATTGCTAGATGTCCGCTTTCAGTAGTAACCAGGTAAGGTGGTGCCTTATCCATCCTTGCTATAAGCGTATGCATCGGATTATCAACACTACCTCCGCTGCCATTAAACCATTGCGGGTTGATTAAATAATGTGTGCGTGTACTGGTTATAGATGGTGAAGGATCATTAACGGATTTCACCGGTGAGGTGCTGCTGTTATAATTCAGCAACATAGCACACTGCATCAGGTTTTGTTTCGGGATGCGCAGTAATGAACCACACGGACTATCAATACTTTTGTTATTATCACCTGTGGAATAATGACTATTCAACCATGCACACGAAACAATACTAAACCTGTCTTTTACAGTAACCGTTCCGCAAGCTGTGTTAAGGCACGAAACATTATCACCGCATGAATAATTAGCTGCAAGAAATTCAGGTGTAACCAATGAGAATTTATCCTTACAGGTAAGAGTTGGATTAGGTGCTGTTATAGGTTCTACTTTTGACGAATGATGATAATTAACTAAATATTGAGCCTGTACTAATTTGCTTATATTCCGGACAAAATCACACTGCACCAAACTCTGTCCATCTTTTGTAGTAACTGTTCCAGCAGGCTCAGTTACCGGAATTACCTTACCCGCTGGCCTTCCGCTGAAATACTTGGCAATAAAAGCTTCGTGCTTATCTTTTCCGCCTGCCACATATTTAACCAAACCGGCATAAATGCGCTCCAGCGTTTTTTCGCTCAGTGCTTTCTTTCTGGTAAATATACTTTCGCCTTTATCACTGAAATCCAGAACATCCTTTACAGGTTTCCATTTAGGTAAACCATTAGCACCTGTCTTATCATGCGTTTGCTCAGGCCATGAGAACGGTAAACCATTTTTAACAAACTGACCGAAATATCTTCTGCGGCTGGTGTAAGCTCCATAATCCGCAGCATTCAGCAAACGGAAATCATACTCATAACCCATCTGCTCAATGTGTGCTACCCACCTGCGGTAATCTTCGCCTGCGTGACGGCTCACCGGTTTACCATTATCATCCAATGGCCCCCAACTCATAAACTCCCGCACATTCTCTACCATAAATATATCGGGCTGTATAGCTTCAATATAGTTAGGCATGTAATCAGCAAGGCTGCGGCTGTCTGCATCGCGTGGCTTACCGCCTTTTGCATTACTAAAGTTGGTGCATTCCAGTGATGCCCACAACCCTATAATAGCTTCAGGGTTTTCCCTGCGCTCCTTTTCCACCAGTTTTATCAATATGCTCAGATCAAGCGTGCGTATATCCTCAATCATGTGCAGCACTTCCGGATGGTTAAGCTTATGTGATATTATAGCGCCTTCATCATGGTTCACACATGCCAGAACATGATCACCGGCAGCTATTATCCCGGATGATGTACCGCCTGCCCCGCAAAACAGGTCAATCCACTTAACTACCGGCTCTTTAATTTCAAGTTGATTGCTCATATCCTATTCCCTAAATATTTATCAATGATCATTTGCACCTCATCAAACCCACACGCAAAGCAGGCATAATAACCGGCCTTCACCAGTTGAGCATGGCACTCCGCCTGTTCCTTTAAATGCGGTGTCGCGTAAGTCTTACCATCCTTCAGAAAAAGCTTTGTTCCTTCCGTTTTCAGTTCAATCAATAAGCCGTTCCATATCTGTGGCACCTGTTGCAACTTATTACCGCTTCCGGCAAATATTTCCAGATCAGGAAACCCTTTCCGCTTCTGTATTGATTTATTCATGCCTGCCTGTGTTTTGCTCAGGTTAAGTCCGTTTAGGTCAAAGCGGAACAGCACATCAGGATATTGCAACTGCAGGTAATAAGCCACATCTTTTGCCAACAGGTATTCAGGATTAGCGTAACTCATCTTTTGTTTTGTTTTACAGGTGTTACCTCAACCGGATTTTCTACAAACTCATAAACCATTGCACTGTATCCGGTTTCTTTACGTATCATTTTAGCAACCTCATCAGCTTCAACATGGCCCGAAAGCTTTGTGTTAGCGGTAATAACAACTTTGATAGTTGCTGTGAATATTTTTTTACCTACATTTGCTGCCATATTGATGTATTGCTAATCATCATTTATAATTTTTTCTTTAAAGCCCTGTTTGCGCAGGGCTTTTTAGTTTTACAGAATATACATCAGTGTTACCACTACACCCAACACTGCCACACACGCTAATACAAAAACTATTATCAGTGCGCCAACAACGGTGCTTTCATCAATATCCCTGAAATCGTTACTATCGTTTATCATAACTTGGTTACTTTTTTGCTGCAAGCAATAAGCAGTTGAATAGAATTAATCTCAGCTTCAATGTTTGCCTTTTCTTCAAAAGTTATTGTTTGCTGCTTTGCCAGAAAAAGCTTTAAACCATCTGAATAATCACGCCACTCACGTTTTGACATACTGCCACCATAGTTGGCTATTTGCGAAAACGGTTTATCTGAAGTTACACCTGTGCTCATGCTGCTTTTCTTAGTTTTTTAGATTGTTCATACTTGCTCATCCTTTTCACACCTCCAAGCTCGAGCCACCCATCCACCTCTTCACGCTTAACATACTTCATCTTGCCGCTGCGCTGGTACAGCGTAAACTCACGCGCCTTGTTCAATGCATACACCGTTTCAATCGATACATCAAGGTACAGTGCCAATTCTGCAAAACTTAACCACTTCTTGTCACTCAGGCCATGCTTACCCAGGTTATCCACCTTTGCATTCAATGCCGTAAGAAGTTGTAATACATCCGTCATGCTGCCTTTGCTAACTCTACTATTTTAGAAATGATCAGTAGCTGGCACCCATCAAAAAACATAACCTCAGCGCTATGCTGGTCTATATAGTTTTCAAGGTAATTAATTGCTACATCTACCTGCTGCGGTGTTTCGCAGCTTACTATGGTTTGTATCACACGTTGTTGAATGCTGTCCATGGTTATAAATTGATTAGTGATATAATTTATTTTTCTTCCGGCACCGGCACCTCAGCCACCTCTTCCGTAAGCTGCACCGATTTAGCCAGCTTCAAATATTCGCGTATTGCATTCAAAACGCTGAACATGGTAAGCTTCTCATCCTTGTTTCCAACCCATCGTTGTATGGTATCTACACTCCTTCCGGCAGCCGATGCAACCGCGCCTAACAACTTTGTATCTGCCAGAATTAATTCACCGTATTGCTTTTTTAGTTGAGTTGCCATTAGTAATTTATTTGGATATGTATTAAAATGTGTATATGTTTGTTTGTAGAATTGCGAACAAATGTAAATCGAAGAATGTTAGATTATCTAATTTAATTAGAATTAATTATTAACAATTGATTGTTAATATGAGTAAACCACTACACGATAACAGCATTTTGATTAATGCGGTGTTCAAATTAAGAACACCTAAAAAACCCATGAAGAATAAGGATATAGCTGCTGATTTACATTATTCAGAGGGCACCATATCTGAACTTATGAATGGCAAAAAACCATTGTCGAAAAGTTTTCTAAGAAAGTTCGCTTCTTTTTATAAAATCGAATTTGAGTATGATGATAAAACTAAGATATCGTCATTCAATGACCCGCAGGAACAATATAATTCAGCAAATGCCCCACGGCCCGATTACCTTATACTAGCTGTTTTAGAGAAATCTTTACGGGAGCAAGCTGCACTAACACAAATACAAACGCAAACGGCCCAAATAATAAAACTAATAGCTGCAAAACTTAGTGTATGAATATTTACGAAGTAATTGAGCAACGAAACAAACCATTCAAGCAATGGAATGCAATTAATGATGCTATGAAGATTTACCGCGAAGCGGAAAAGCACATGAATGTTTCAGAACCTGAAACAGAGGTAAAGCAAGTTATTGATTTACATAAGGCAAGATTTGATTACCTTATAGAGCGCCAAAAGGAATTTAAGCCAAAGAAGTGGTATCAGAATACAACAATTCAATGGATTGTTGGTCTTATCTTAGCAACCGCTTTAGGAATAGCAGCATTGCTATAAAAGCATTTAACCACATCAAATGATGTGGTTTAAAATTCTCTTTTATCCAATTAAATATTTTGAAAAGTTTGTAGGTAGGCATCATGTGTGCTTGCTACACGGTTGGCTGTGCGCCACACTTAACATAATGTGGGGTTGGGTTTATTTTAAGTTTTGAGCCTCCCTGCTTTCAAAGGTGAAAAGTAAAGGTTTAAAAATTTCCTATTTTTACAACCGATTTTCACTGTCCCCTTTTCGGGGTTGAAAGCAGTTCACAAATGTAAATCAAATAACTGTAACTGCAAAAAAAGATTTTTGTAGGGCGTAAAATTTTACGCCCTGATGAGGTTGCTACGCAAATTTAAAAGTGGAGGTATTGCCTGCACCCCTCCTTTTTTCAAGGAGGGGTGTCCGCAGGACGGGGTGGTTTTATTTACGCAGCCTTATCACCTGATGCCACCCAACCCTGAACGAATACTTATCCTCACCCGTCAGCAGCTTATACGCATTATACTCCACTGTAAAGTGTGAGCCTTTAGTAGTGCTGATACCTAATCCACCACCGGCAAAGTACAAACCATTAACACCGGCTTCAATACCTCCGCCAAACGTTAAAGCAGGCCCGTAACCATGCACCACCGTTGTATCAGTAGTAACAGTTACCAGGTTACTGGTATGCGCCACTGGAAAAATTAACTTATAACTTAATTTCGCTTCCTTCGCCTTATTCTCACTCACCGTTATATTCATCACCGCAGCAATGCTATCATCATGGTAGGGTAGGGTATAGCTGTTTTCAGCAAAGCAATCCGCAAGTGTAGCCTTATACCTTTCAATTATCGCAGCCGTATCAGCCCCCTGTTCCATTGTAAACCAAAACGCAGGATCCTGAGCTTTCGGTTTTGTCACCCTGAGCTTGTCGAAGGGCTTGCCACTTTGCTCCAAAAAATCAATTCGCCTTTGCAAACTATCAAATACTTCAATATAGCTCGTGGCCGTATCAACAGTAGGGCATTTAACCGCCACCGGGCACCTCTTCCATATCGGCAACATTTCATTTTTACAACCTCTTATAAACAATGCTGCAATCAGCACACCAGCCACGGCCATCCATATAATTCTCTCTTTTGTTTTCATCGTTTAAGTATTGATTTCATTATACTTTATCATTGTTTACCTCATCAATAAGGGAAACAATTCTGTCACCCTGAGCACGGCAGATGTCCGGTGAACATCTGAGCGAGCCTTTGCGTTAGCGAATGGCCTTATTATTTAGGTTTTAAAGCCTGCGCTTCTTTATATTTTATCTGCCACAGCGCAGGGTTCAGGTGATTTAGGTTACTATCCAGGTGCACACTGTCTTTTGTTTTGAATGCTTTTCCGAAACGCAACTTTGCTTTATCAGCTATTTTATTCATTACCACCTCATCCCTGCCTGTTCCGTCACCTAATTTCAGGCTGTTATACCAAATGCCGGTTATCAGATCCTCTAGGTTAAAATCAAGCGCCTGAAAAACCAAATGATTTCCTTTCTCAGCAGGTTTAACAATAGCACCTTTTACATACGTGTCCCATCTGCCCGATGATGTAACGTGCATCATCATCTTTTCTTCCTTCAATACCTCATTCGCCAAGTCAAGCTGAGGCACAAAATCCTCATCAACAAAAATAACCTTGCCATTATAACCCTTAATATTACTTGCTGTGTACTGTACTATGTTCATGGTGCTAAAAGATGAAGCGCCACTATTACAGCACAAAGGATGAGAAATATTATCCATCCAGCCTTGCGTTGCCTATTAGGCTCGTATGGATGCAGGCTCATATATATCTGTTCCTGGTTAAATATTTATAATAGCGAATGATAAATCTGATAAATCTCATCATTGTTAATTAAAGGTTACAATGCATTCATACTCATCAACGGTCCTTACTATCCATTTACCTTCCCACTCCAGCCTTATAAATTCACCGTTCTTTTTCCGGAAGCCAAAGCGGAATAAAAAATTCTCATTCTCTGTTTGCGTGCAGTATTGCCAACTGTTGATGGCAGCAGTTACCTCATCACTATCAATAAAATTAAAAAGCCGCTGTCCTATAACCTCATGCCGCGAATAACCCAGCTCTTTAAATAAGTTAGTAGATATATAATTTATCTGCCCGCTGTCATTAACCGTAATTACAGCCGTATTGGTTTTGTTGCCTGGACATTTTGCAGCCCATACCAGTACAGCAAAATTATCTTCCTGAAGCTCGTGTAATTTACTTTGCCCGGTTGCACTATCTGCCGATACGGCTATCAGTAGTGCGAGGGTCAAGTATTTCCAATATACGGTCATTTTGTTCTTTAATGGTTGATATTTTTTGCTCCATCACCGCAAAACCTATATCCTGCTTATTGTCGTTATTCTTCAAGGTAGATAACTGTGTTTCCAGCGAAACAATCCGCTTTTCAGCATCCGTAAGATTGGTAGTCAATCGTCCGTAGGTAACAGCGCCACCAACTAAAATAACAACAATATAAATAAGGTCCTTTAGTTCAAATTTTAACATACTGCGAGGTATTTAAAAATAATTTTACGGTGTTGTTTTATCATTCAGAAGCGCAGTTTTATCAGAACTTCCTTTTGAGCTTCCGAAAAAATAACTCACCACACTGCCGGCCATTGTAAGCATACTACCAAGCGCAATATTTACAATATCCTTATTGTTTTCAGGCAATGATTTACTGATCAGCATAACAATAACAGTAGCTGATGCACCAACTATAAATGCACCCAACAGGTACATGTAAATCTCTTTTGCGTTTTTCATTTTATTTTTGATTATAAGTTTCATTCACAAAATTCACCACATCCAGCCTCAACAGACTGTCAATTTTAGCCAGATTATAAGGCTGTTTTAAAGCAACCCTAACGTTAGGATACATCTGCTCATGCTTCCCTACAGGAGCCCCTACTATCGTTACAACAATATTTTGACATTGAAAGATAACGCTGTCCTTTGTTTCATTAAGCTGTGGAAACGTGTTTTGATACTCAAAACCCGGATTACCCAACTCATAAGTTAACGATTGCGCATCTGCCGCCACTGATGCAAAAAATAAGGCTGCGATAAATAGTTTTTTCATTTTTGTTTGTTTATTAGTAAGAAATCCAGTTTGTTCCGTTAAAAAATACAGGTGAAACACCACTCCCTCCGCCAACTACAGTTGTAAGAAATGTGGGTGTAAGCGCATCAGTTACATACGCTATATCTCCCGTTACACCTACAGGCAATGTCGCTACCGTATATCCTTTTAAATTCTGAGGAAGGTTATTTGTTATTTTTAAAGTAAAATTAGCCGAGCCGCCACTTGCCCTTAGCCCTGTGTTGATTAATACATCGTCAATAGCTACCGTATTAGCAGGCTGAACGATTGGAGTTGCCCCCCACCATGATTGTTTTTGATTAGTTGCCGTACCATGAATACTGCCGGTTCCGGTACTGTAAACATGGTTTAATTTATCAGCCCAGGTTGCTGTGCTTGCATCGGTAGTTACAGCACCACCGCTTATGGTTAATCTTGCAACTAAACTTTGGGTTGTTGTGCTTGTGCCTAATGTAGTTGATGTGCTTATTATTGCAGGACCGGGCGTACCTGCACCGGAACCTGGGCCACCATATAAATTTCCGCTGCCACCATTTTTATCCGTTCCGCCTCCAATGCCTCCTTTTATGGTAATTGCTGCACCATTCGCAGCTGAACCACCACTTCCATTTAATGTTACTGAATAAGGTGCTGTATGAGTAACCCCGTTGTAATACCAATTATCAATATACCCATTAGCATCATAACTACCTAAAATTCCCTGATGAGTGGCTGTTGTATGGTTGTAAGCTGCAAATGTACCTATGATAATAGTTGACGAGTGCTGACCAACAGCCCTGTAGCCAATGGATATGGAACGACTATTAGAGCCGCCATACATTGCTTCATATCCAACTGCCGTATTATAACTACCAGTATTACCATTCATGGTGTAATACCCTATGCAAGTATTGTAACTATCTGCTGACGTTCCACAAGAAGCTGACCTGCCAACACCTGTGTTCCCGTCACCTGTAGTAATACTTGAACCTGATTGATAGCCAAAAAAAGTATTTTGTGCACCAGTAGTTATTTGCACCTTAGAAGGTGATATTACAGTATTAAAAAGAGATGTTGAAAAATAAAATTCTCTATCTACCTCACTTACCTGATTAGAGCTATTTTCAAATAAAAATCTATTTGCGCCACCGCCTGTAATTGCAGTAGAATTAATTGTTATTCCCGAACTTGGCGTAGTCCAACTCAATGTTGCAACGTTGCTACTTGGTGCGGTTGAACTTAATACCTGCCCTGCCGTTGGTGCGGTAATTGGCAGATCATAGGTAATATTAGCGGAAGCACCTGTTCCTCGTATTGCCTGGTAAATTCCGGTAGATGCATTGCGCATATATAATACTCCTGCTGCTGATGCAGATGTACCTAAGTCAATAGCATTATGAACATTCAGCGTACCCGATGTAACGGTTACGTCAGTCCCACCATCAACCGCCACACTGCTTGCATTACCTACAAATAAATGATATTGTGTCAGAGGTGTTGTAATACCCGTTGCTCCTGTGCTTCCGGTTGAGCCAGTACTACCTGTTGCGCCATTTGTTCCTGCCGTACCGGTTGGTCCCGTAGTGCCTGTAGAACCAGCAATTCCTGTTGGGCCAGTTACACCCGTAGTTCCAGTTGAGCCGGTCACGCCAGTAGCACCAGTTGGTCCCGTACTTCCGGTTATACCGGTAGCACCCGTTGGCCCAGTTGCACTTACAAAAGCATCAATCTGATTAAGCGTAATTTTCTTTGTTGCTCCGCCATTCACAATAGGCAATACATCCGTACCTACAGGTGCTGTAATTGCAGGCAATGATGATATTGGTGTCTGCGCGAATGATGATATATGCGCGGCAGTACAAATAACAAATAACAAATAACAAATAACTTTTTTCATATTTTTCAGAATTAATATTCTTCTTTATCCCACAGATATCCTTTCTCTGTTTCGTATAATTTTACAGTTGTTTGGTATCCTTCCGCCAATGTTGGTTCCAGCAATTCAACCGTTTCCGGTACTTTAACCGTAAGCGTTAACCTTCCCATCACAATATGCATAGCATCCTGCTGAGAATTATTAGCTATCGCAATACCGGTTATTTGTCTGTTCATCACAAAACCGCGCGCATAGCCTAATGTCAGGTAACGTGTATCCTGGATAATTGCACGGATAACACCAATCAGCTTTTTTAATTTCACCAGGGCAAACACATCACCTTCACTGTTATCTTTATTTTTTGCCGAAGCATAGCAATCAATAAAAAAGATATAAGTACCGTCTGCTTGCTTTACTGTCTGGCCGGCATAGTCACCGCTGGCCAGTTGCACATTCACACAGGGAACCTCTTCTTTATCAAAAGGCACCACACGTTCCGTGTAAACCTCTGCCTGCAATACGCTTTTTATATCCGCTGATGCGGTGCTAAGGCTAAATTGATTAGGTAATTCATCAGCTAGTATTTCCGCTATGCGGTCACCTACCAACTCATAAGCCTGCCTTCCTATTTCACCTGGTATTACTGCCATTTTATTTTTCGGCTGTCACCCTGAGCGTAGTCGAAGGGCTTCACCTTTTTTATATTATTCAAAATCACCTAAAATGCAAACGATCAAACCCAGCTTTTCATCCGGAAACCATTCACGTATCATATAATGCTTTACATCACCGGTACTATCCACTACACTTACCTTATGGCCTTTCAGGTTTACCTCACCGCTTGCACTGCGTATGGTATAATCTTCTGCTATCAGCAAACTTTCTACAAATGATATGTGTGCATTCTTGCTGTTTACCGGCCTGCCCGTTTCATCCAGTGATATGTGATGCTTTGTGTGCAAGCCGTTTATAGTTGCCGTAGCATCACCTGCAGGATTAGTAAAAACAAGTTCCACACCAAACCCATCACTGTCCGAAGTAATATCAACCAAATCTTCTTTTATATCTTCCAGTAATCCCATTTACCTTATTTCATTTAACCGGTTCGTGTGTTAGTGCTTTGCTTCCTCTCCTTTAAGGAGAGGATAAGAGGTGAGGTTTATTAAAAGAAAAGGGCGCTAACCACACGCCCTTTTCCACTCCACTAATCCAAACCTAAAAACCTTATTTTAAAAGATCGTAAAGAGCTTGTTTATTCATTTTATCATCAAAGGCAATTCCCTTTTCAGTCAGCAATGCTTTAATGCCTTTTTTGTCAATAGCATCAAATGCAGGAATAGAATTTTCGTTGGCTGTCATGCTGAGCACGGCAGATGCCTGGGAGGCATCTGAGCGAGCTTGTGCTGAAAGCGAAGTGCTTTCAACGATGTACCCACCCGAAACCAAACCTTTCCAGTTACCTTCCGGAAAGTTGCTTTCTTTAACTACATCACCGGAACGGAATATTTTATTCCCTTTTCCGCTTAATGCCGTAACTTTTACTGTTCCTGTTTTCATGCGTGTTTTGTTTTATGGTTGTAGGATGCATAATGTTTATGCATCCTGCAACCTTGTTTCAATACTATCCTGTTACCACTTTCAGTGTGTAAATCTGGTCAACAGCAACCGGAACCGGAATACCTGCAGATTTAATACTGATCTCGTGAGCAGTTTTCTTTTTGTCAATGAACTCCTGAACCAGGTAAGCACCTTTTTGTGGTATCTCACCACCGTTCTCAATCAGCTGCGGCACTGCTGCAAAAGCTAATTTAAAGTTCGGATTTTCAGGAAGCATCACTACCTTTTTCTCATCCAGGTAAGGTGTGCTGGTTCCGCTCAAATCATAAAATTCAGGGTAAGTCCACAAACGCAGTTTGTAGCTGCCAATGCTTATTTCACCATGGAAAGCAGCACCAAGCGAATTACGCTGTGGAGGCGCAACCGCATCCAGACTGATATTTTTCAAATCATTACGTTCTTTGAACGCAGTGTTGTTTAACAACGCACTGAATGCCTGTGCTCCGAAAAGCCCGTTAAAAACACCTCCGCCAGCTTTACCGGTTTGGCGCAAAAAGTTTGCACCCGCTTCCAAATCTTCGTAAGGGTCAACAGCTGATGCCCAGTAATTACCTCCGCCAAGGTCCACCAATGAACCGGCTTTACGTTTGAAGTCAATATTGGTGGATGTGCGCAATTGCACAATACCATCTTCCAATACCTGAGCGCACATCAATTCATACTTGCGCTCAATTTTTTGCTGAAGAGCAAATAACTCATCCGCCATTTCCATGGCCAGTTGAACAAATGCCGCTTCATTTTGCGCACCGATGGCAACATCATACAAACGGTGGTCATTTGCAACAATGTATTCATAAAAGTACGGTGGCACAAAAATCTTTTCTGTGCTTTTGCTGAACTTGTTCAGGTTACCATCGCTGTAACGGTGTACATCTACCGCTACCGGCTCGCCATTACGCTGCACCTCAATAGAAATTTCTTTCGTCATACTTTCCACTGATGGAAAGAAGCTGCGCAAAAACGCAGTTGCCGTCAATTTCTCTTTATAAACAGCGATAAGTTTTTTTGTGAAAATACTTCTTGCTTCCTGAATGTTCATTTTTGTGTGTATTTAGATTTTTATTTTTATTAGCTGTCACCCTGAGCGTTCCCGATAGCTATCGGGACAAAGGGCCTTGTTTTTTTTATTGATTATCGTAAGAAGTATTCTCCGTTGCCGCTTTCAGCATTATGGCCACACTGTCGCTGCCAATGCGGTCGCGCACAATCTTTCCGTCAACAACCGTTTCCAGGTCATCGCCATCTTTCACAAACACCAACATACCTTCATCCACATCACCGGCAACGCACAGGCTAAGGATGGCATCATCACCTTCCGCCACTTCCGTGGTTTCGGCCAACACCGCAAACGGATACTGGCTGCCATCGCTGGCATCACTTTCAAAAGGAATAACTTTTCCGCTGGCAGTAATACGGCCCATCACCGTACCCGCTTCCAGCGTAATATCATAGATACCCGCAGTATAAGTTCCTTCCTGAAAACGGTTATCGCGCAAAAAGATTTTGCTGCTGTCATAATTAGTAACCAACTTATTGGTGGTGTTCTCTGCTGTTGTTGCTGACATGATTTATTTTTTTAGAATGTTTGTTTTTTTTACCGGCTGTCACCCTGAGCGTAGTCGAAGGGCTTTAGCTTTTTTTATTTTACTTCTTTTTTCAAGCCCAGATGCCCGTCAATGCGCTCTTCAAATGCTGCCACTTCTTTTTCAGCATCTGTTTTTGCTTTCGCATTTTTAGGATCCTTCACCTCATCGGTTTTCACCGCTTCAGCGTTTTCATCTTTAATGGTATCCAGTGTTTTTCCGCTCAGCATTTTCACGCTCAGCTCAGCCATTTCGGTTTGCGAAAGGTTTTTACCTTCTTTAATACCCTTTGCCACTGCTTCAGGATCAGCTTTTGAAAAAGCCATCCACGCACCAACACGGTCGCGCTCGGCAGTTACGGCTTCAGTTGCAATTGCAGCATACACTTCAGGATGCTTGGCTTTGAATTCTTCTTTTGTCATTGTTGTGATTTTTGGATTTTTATTTTCTTCTTCTTCAGTTGTTGCTGCTACTTTGTAGTAATCATTTAAAGCAACAAGCTCTTTTTGCATTTGGGGTGTCAGCTTAACTACTTTCGTAACCAAACCAACTGCTTTAGCCTGAACACCGGTAAGCGTAAAATCTTTTCGGGTAGTAGGATCAAACATTTGTTCAATCGTGATGCCGGTCGCCTCTTTCCATTTATCAGCATCAATGCGCATTTTCATCTGGCGCTTCAGGTCCTTATTCACATCATCCAGAAATTTCTGTTCCTCTGCGTTTTCAACAAACATATCAGCGCGGTGAAAAACAAAACGCGATACATCCAGGCACTCAGATGATTTTGCATAAAGCGGTAAAAAGGCACCGGCAGAATTTGCAGCACCATCTACTTTCAGATGAACATTACCATGTTCTTTCAACTTGGCATAAATACTGTAAGCTGCAAAAAGATTACCACCGGGCGTAAGTGTGCGCAGCGTAACATCATTATCCATATTATCCTCAATCTGCGATAACACAGCTTCCGCTACAAAATCATAAATGGGGGCGAACAGATAAAGTTCTTTTTTCATTGTGCCGCCAAAAATCCCTATTGAAAACCTGTTAATAAAAAATACTGTAGCAATGCTACAGTTGAATTTATATCAGTTTACATTTGCAAACTAACAATCTCTACAAATCACATGAAATCACAAGCTAAAACAAAGCCAGATGAAAAGCGAATAAGTAACCGCATCGTGATTGAAAGTGTTCCCGAAGAATTAAAAAAAATGCTGGTAGTTATTGCAGGTAATAAAGGTATTGACCTCAGCAGCTACTTAAAGCCACACCTCCGCGATCTCGCGGATAAAGAACCTGCACATCTTAAAGTGGTTCGCAATAATAAAATATAACAAAGTTTAATCTTACTCTTCTTCCGGTGCCGGATTTTCAGGCGGAGCAGCTACAGGTGTAATCACCGGTATATTTAATTCTTTTGCATACTCATATTCTTTTGCAAATTGGCGCATGTTGCTGTCGCTGTCACCTTCATTCAAAGCTTCAGTAGCACTCTCAACCGTTGCCAGTGGTATATTCTCTGCTGCTTTACCCAGTTTTGCACGTTCTGCATTTACCTCTTTCAAAGGATCAATGTGAGGCACATTTGCACCCGCAAATCGGGCGTTTCGGTAAGCATCTAACACTGTTCTCACTTTAGTAAGTAAAGCCATTAAATAACCAGGTGCCTGTATGCGGTTATTCAATACTTCAATATCGAGCCAGAAATTATAAATATTCTGGTAAAACTGTTCCGAAAAATCTTTACGGTTCACCTGCAGTGTATGCTCCCAGTCTTTTATAGCTGCACGTGCAGCAGAAAAATTACTGTCATACTTACTCATCGCAACGTTTGGCGGTATGCCAATCACCGCGCACACAATATCAATATTCACGGTGTAAAAATCTTTAAAGTATAATTCATTTTTACTCTCCAGTGTTTTCATCTCAGCGCCAACAGGCATATTAAATGCGCTTTTATTGGTAGTGGCTGCCACCGTATTCGCCAATTGCGTACCTCTGATATCTTCCGGCAGGTCATTCGCTCCGGCTTCTGCATTAAATGCTTTTGCCAGTTGCTTTGCCATCGGGTTTTCGCCATCAGAATAAGCCTGATGCACCACCTGTAAAATTATTTTTTGCCTTTCTTCTGCACTTCCTACTGTTGCTTCCTTATAGCGTTCCAGCTTTTTCAAACTTTCCAACACAGTAGATATTAAAGGAATTCCGCGCGTGTTATCAATGCGGTAATCCATGCCGTAAACCATAAACGCAGTTACCTGCCCAAAGCTGTTACGCGCTTCCACTGGATACACATCATAATTAAAAACAACACCCGGCTTTCTTACATAGTAGCGCACATGCTTTCCTTTCGCATCTACCTCTACACCGTGAATAATTTTATGTCCGCTGTTTTTTGCAGTACCAAATAAATCAGAACCAAGGTAAGGCGAGCAAACATGCGCACCGTCTATCAGTTGCACCTTTACAGAACCTTCCTCATAACGCAAAACAACCAACACATCACCGCCAATAATAGCATTAACAAAAGCAATACGCGCAATTTTATCTAAGCTGCGCATGTCTGAATAATCCGCAATGCGCGATCCGCTGTAGGCTTTAAAACGGGCTTCCGTTATCTCATTAAAATCTTCCGCATCAAACGTAATACCTTCACTTTTCAATACCTCTTCCAATGGTTCAGCTTGCAGGCGTAAACCTTTACCAATATGCCAAAGCGAATATTTTTTTAAAACCGTTTGCGCTATCTCACTTTCCAGATATGCCTGCCAGCTGCGCATCCGCAATACTTCATGATCCAGCACATAATCATACACCGGGCCTATCTCGCCCAGGTTCTTTTCGCCATCATAACTTTTTACATACAAGGTACGGCCATACCCGTAACTTGCTTCGGGGCCACGTTCTGCAACCTCTTTTTTTTTTGCTGAAAATAAATTAACTAAACTTTGAAGTATGCCCATGATTAACTGAAGTTTTTACCATCCACAAAACGCATGTGGCGGCCATTTAGCCTGTTGATATAACGCTGCCTTATCCGCTCAAATGCAGTAATGCTTGCCTCTACTTCTGATGCGCTTCTGTAAGCTGTGCGTATAGTGGTTTGACCGTCATTTAACGTGTATTCCTGTATGCTGTTTTTTCCGGCTGCTTTCAGCGCACTGGTTTCCAATGCCTCAATAATGGCATCTACCTTCGCTATCTTTTCGCGAAGGGTAGTTCCGCTTTCAACATAGATATCCGCACTGTCGTAATATACTGAATTCATGGTTTGCAAATGTAAACTATTTATTTTTATCTTCGCCCCTCCTTTTTTTAAGGAGGGGAATTAAAGGGGTGGTTTTACAACGTTTTTATTTCATCAATCTTCGCCCCACTTATATCCGCCTGTGATGGTGTGCTAACCGATACTGTTACAGCGGTGCTTGCAGGACCAGCCAACACACCCGGATGAACGTGGGTGTTATAATTATTTACATGCGTGTTGAAATCACTTTTCAATTCATTAAATGCAGTTTCTAATTCTTCATACCTTGTCATGTGGTTTGCGCTTCCTCCAATTTCACAGGTGCCGTCATTTTTTAAGTGAATATAAAATTGCACGGCACCATCCGCATCCGTTGAAAATAAACGATGTTCACCAACTCCGGCAACTGCATTCTTATTAATGTAACCGATGATCACCGTTTTCCCTTTCACTCCCGTTTGAGCATATATCGCAATACAATCTTCAATAGGTTGCGCATCTGTTCCGTAAGCGGCTGCCTGCATAGCTGTTTCAACCGTTTTACCCAAACGGAAAAACTTCACAATCCTGCGACCAATACTATCAACCGTTGTGTCTATGGTTCTTACTATGTTTATCATTTATCCGTCATGCTGAACTTGTTTCAGCATCTCATTAATTAAAAATATTCACAGGCGCATTTCCATTATAAACCTCCGGCAATACACATTCCAACGTTGCTGTTGTTTTGCTACTATCACCATCCAGCTTTACACTCTCCACAAACCAGTTGGTTTTTTTATACAAAAACAATTCATCGTTAGTAACAGAAATCATCATGTTTGGCTTTATCACTTTTCCATCAATCATCCAGCGGTCCGTGTTGATGGAAAGTTTTATATTTTTCAACTCATCAGCCAATATATTCTTTGCCGCCTGCTCCGTGTTATTATCATCACCGGAGCTTTGCACTACCACCTTTGGCCGGTATGCCGAAACAAACGGATTTTTAACTACATTCTCTGCCGTGTTGGTGCTTTCGGTATCTGCCTGCGCTACCACTTTTATATCGCTATGCATCGCCTGCCCGTTAATAGCGAGGTTCATTTCCGTTCCCGGAATACCACTATCAAAATGCAACACCGGCTTTTGCTTTGCGTTGGCAACTGTAAACAACAGTGCACCTCCGGCAGTGTGCGAAACAATAATATTTTTTTGTGCAGCCAATTCAGTCAGGTAACTTTTAATGCGTTGCTTTTC